GTCGAGGTGATCACTATGTTAGGGAATTGTGGGCTTGCGCCAGATATCAATAGGTGCCCGCATTACATCGAGGATAAAGGAGGCTGCGGAGCTGATCATAAGGAATGTGGATTCTTTGAGGAATTTGTACAGGCAGGAGGCGTAAAGGATACAATCATGCGCAGGGAACCGAAATGGTTTGAGCAGTATTACAAGAGGTAAGGACACAAATGTCCCTACCTTTTTTTACTTTTACTATTGACTTTACGTAAAGTCAATGTTATAATGAGTATATAAGATAAATCAAAGATGATTTTTACCTCAAACAAACTTGGGGAGAAAGAAGGGAAAAGATGAAAAAATTAATGGGCAGTGAAAAGCAAATCAGTTGGGCAGAGGATATCAGATCTTACTACGTAGAAAAGGCCAAAGAGTTGAAAGAGATCGAAGAAATCGTTAGAAACACCGAAAAAGTTGGTAAAACGTATACTCACCGAATTGACAGCAACCAGGAATCGGTCATAGAAGTTGTAGCCGAAAAAGTTTCTGGTATGGGCAAGAACAGTATGGATAGGTGGATAGAAAAAAGATACAATGAGCTAGAGGGAGTTCCTGCCAGAGTGCGAATTGCAAAAGCAGACTTGATCAAAAAGATCAGGGAAGAATTAGAGGATAAGTTAGATTCCGAGGATAGTGCACAGGCTTGGATTGATATCAGGTTATAGGAGTAAAAAGGAGATGCAGAAAATGAAAAAAGTCATTGAAGGAAAGTTATATAACACGGACACGGCGGTCTTATTAGGGAAGTACGCCAACGATTATAGTAAAACCGAATTTGGCTATGTTCGCGAATCGCTTTACCGTACCAAGTCAAGAGCGTACTTTATCCATGGGGAGGGCGGTAGTCTCACTAAGTACGCTTTATCATGTGGCAACAATACCTGGTGTGGAGGGGAAAAGATAATCCCCATGAGCAGGGAAGCTGCCCGGGAATGGGCTGAGAAACACCTTGAAACAAAAGAATTTATTTCTGCCTTTGGTTCCCCTGATGAGGTGGGAGAAGGAGACCGCGAAAAACTGAACATATCATTATCACCAAGCACTATCAGAAGGTTGGAGATACTTAGCGAAGAAACCGGAAAGAGCATTTCCCAGCTCGTTGAAGAAAGGTTTATGTGAGTGCAAAGAGGCAGGCTGAATCATCGGCCCGCCTCTTTCTTTTCATTAGCTTGCCAGTCCCGGATACTGCAGCGCGCCATCCTGATCCGGTGTCAGCGTCACTGGCTCCATTGTCATCTTGCCGTCTTTATCCAGGTAATACCACTTCCCTGCAATATCCTGCAAGCCTTTAAGCATGGCTCCATCAGCTCCCAGGTAATACCAACCGCCATTGTACTGATACCATGTGTTTGTGACCATGATCCCGGCTGCATTAAACCAATACCACTTTCCATCTGAATCCAAGTACCAGCTGTCGCGGACTGGCTCACCGGAATTTCCTAAGTAAAACCGCCAGCCGTCCGGCTCCTGGTTCCAGCCTGATAATTTATCTGGCTCTGGTTCCGGAATCACATCGTCCTGTATATATCTACGCACGCACACAAGGCCCATGCGCCAGCCACCGGAAGCCCATGAATTGTACCGGCTTTTGCAGTATGCCACGATATCCTTATAGGACGGTCTACCGCTGCCATGGCCGCAGATAATGCCATTGCCGCAATACATTTCCACGTGGCCGATCTTAAGGGGTCTGCTGGCATCTGACCCGGCGAACTCTAACATATCCCCTTTACGCAGGAGCGATATATCCGGGATTCCTGCGGCGATATCTACATCAATGGTAATCAGCTTGCCAGACTGGTATATCCCGGCTGTATTGAGGTTTCCAAAGCCATACCCGGCCTCCTGGTAACTGTAGCATATAGAACTGCTGCAATCGCTGTAGTAATTGCCGTCAGAATACTTTTTAAAGCAGTAGTCACGTAGTGTCTGGCTGTATATGTTCCGGCCTATGAGCGTTGCGTACTTATCGCATACTGCCTGCCGTTTCTGTTCTGCATTCATATTTCACCTTATCCTTTCAAAGAAAAAAGGTCCGGGATTGTACCAGGCCATGATATTATGCTACTTCTGCGTTTCGGCGCTATCTATTTTGTTTTTCAGTACCGCTATGTATTTACTAAGCCATTCAGGCACAGGAGCGCCCATTCTGCCAGCGTTTTCTATGATAGACAGCAATTCATTGAGCAAGTACCAAACTGTCACCAGGAGCCCGAAAAACACGTTGGTAGGCACATCAAATCCAACAGTTCCGGAAACCTTTGCGATAATATAATCTACCACCATGGCTACAGCAATGACGCATAGATAGCCTACCTTTTTAATGATGCCTTTTGCACCCTTCTTTGAACTCCACCCATAAGAAGGATCTTCCGGGTGATCGATAGACTCTGTTTTGCTCGCAAGCATACCAGTTATGTTGTCAACCACCATCATGATCATTAAAATGCACAGCACCGGGAATAAGATTCCTAATTTATCGCTTAAAAACGCACCAACAGCTGCCACGGCCCCCTGAATTGCAAATACATATTCTTTTTTCATTCTCATATGCCTCATTCTTTCTTAATTTTAAGATGCAAGGATTTCCTGTTTCTGATCTTCGGTGATCCATTTTATGATTACCGCTTCTGCCAGCATGGCAACCGTCAACGGCCCCTTGCCTCCATCGTACAATCTCATTAATGTATCAAACATACTTATCCCTCCAGTCTTGATAACACCAGCATGTCAACAGTTTCCTTTAAACTTTCAATCTCTGCTGCCTGTGCCTTTACGGTTTCGGTCAGATCCGGTGTGCGAAAAGTGGCGGTCATGACATCTGCTGTGATGGAGGTCACACCATCTTCTGCCGTGCCGATAACCTGATCGGACTGTTTTGCCAGCTTGCCCGCATAAACTAAGTCAGACCGGGTCCAGTCCGGTTCCCCGGATAATCCGATCTGTACTATGCTTCCATTTTCTTTCAAGGCAGCTTCGATGGATTCGAAAGACGCGGACCCTTTCAAAAAGGCAATGGTTCCACCACTTTCTCCAAGGTTAACCCCGGCTGCGATCAAATCGAATTCCTGAGTGCCAAACTTAATTCTTTCAATTCTTATAGTACTCATAATTTCCTTTCCGCTCAGATGAGCATAAAATAAGCCCCAGTTAGGGACTGTTTCACAAGTTTATTTACTCCATTAAATAGCAATTTAACCAATAAAGCAAATATTAAATGTTTTGTGCTTACCAATGACAAAACGATAGTAAGCGTCTACGATACAATTCGTAGCAGCCCATCTATGGCTCCATTCTACATACCAAGTACATATACAGGTTCGTCACCATTACCAGAAGCAAATGCTTCTTATTATGGAATATGTTTTTCATCGGCTGTCAATAATTATTGCTTGTGGATAATTATATCTGGCACTACAGGTACAATGTATAGAAAGATATATATAAATGGTGTGGCTGGAGACTGGTTAAGTTAATGATCATTTAACGCAATTATATTGTTCCAAGTGGTCGCCAACTTGTAAAACCATGCGTAGCGTCCCATACTGCGATATATTCTGCCACACTGCTTATTGTCGTTGTATCGGTAGGATAAAAGAACAACCTCACCCTGTTGCTGTTAACGCGTTCTACCTTAAGATATCCATATCGAGTTGGCACAAGTGATTTTGTAAACAATTCTTCTACTGACGCGCACATAAGCATACTGTTATCCGGCATAGCGTTAACAATTGTGGATATTGTGGTAATGGTAGATAAATTAACTCCTAGAGCGGACGCAGACGTATAAAATTTCATACCACCTAAATTGCTATTTATCGTATTGACTATCGCCGCACTCGCTGGCCTATTTGGATCATTAAGAAATTGATTAACGATATCTTCTTTTAAGAGCATATATTGTGCCATATGAGCATCTAATGCCTTTATACCTGCACTTACAGGGTTTCTTGTATTCTGCAAATCATCTCTTGTAAGTGGGGTTCCTCCAACACTCCCCTGTATAGAGTCAATAAGCGCCTGCAGATAGTCAATCTTCTCCTGGCCTTCATCGACAATGCGCTGCAATACGGTAATATATGGAGCTGCCGGAACTGATTTGTCTGCCAGAGGATCGTATCGGCAAATAAATGTAAACTTGTTAGAAGATATTTGTCCGTTTGCATAGACCAGTTTTACATCTGCTACCACTTTTCCCGGAGATTGTAATTCATTTCCTTGAAAAACATATGTATATGTGGCAACATTCTTCGGCATATCTGCTCCTGTTACAATCATACCATTTGATAGTGAGAATACTATATAAGCCCGTGACGCATTGGTTATGTACTGTCCGTCTGCCTTAACGCGAATGCTAAATTGTATCTGTCCGTAATCGCCTTGCGTAAAGGCGTATTGTGTTTCCAGTATGGCGCTGTCGTTTGCATTGAGTACTATATCATAATTCATTTTATACCACCTTTCCGAGTATTACATAAGTCTTTGACACACGGGCAACGAGCACTTTGTCGCCAACAGTAGGAGTATATGATTGCAGATATTTATAAGGCTTCTGGCTGGCGGCATTCTCACCATAAAATCTGATATAAGGTCTTCCGCTTGAAATACTGCTCACAACTGCCATACGATACGCTTTATCCCCCGCAAAAAGCTGTTGCAGTTCGTCAAGCTGTTGCCCTGGATTATCATACATCATAATTTCACCACCCTTTTCAACGTGTGCGTCATAGTTCCTCCAACGTTTAAATCCATTTCCCATGCGTACTCAATGTATTTATTTCCAACTCTCAAACTATCTTCACCCACATAAATGCAATCGCGGTAAGAATGGTGTGGCATTAAAGCCGTAGGCAATATAACAGCATCGTAAGTCTGGCTTTTTTCAATGGCAATACGCCTGACAAGATCATTAAGCGTGGACTGATCGGCTATATCATTAACGCTTTCAATATCTACCACATTACGCCCACGGTTAACGGTTGATATTACGCTTGCTACACTGTCATTTATATACTGGCTCCTTAACTCAATACCGTCTGGATCGTCAGTATATCGAACGAATATGTTAGGCACATTATAGATATCAATGCTTTGCTTGGCACCGCCTTTTATAATGCTTCTGTCGTTTGTCTGGTACGCCTGCTCGGTCTGGCGGTTAAGTGGCTCAACGTATCTTCTGCTTACTGCATATCCTCTGTTGTCAAAATGTAAGGGCTCATAATTAATGGCAGTAAGCAATGAATTAATAATATCCAATTTGCTTGTGCCGATTTCAAACTCTAAGGCTGTGCTTGCCGTGAGTATAGACGTTTCAATGTTGGTCTTTTTTATTCCTGCCGCCGTTATGATACTCCTTACCTGAGTAACATAATTTGTTCCAGCTGCAATGAATAATCTGGTTGTGATCTTATCCTCTTTTAAAATTGTTCCATAATCATAACAATCTACTTGCTGCAGCACTCCGCTGTCCTGTCTTGATCTCTCCGGGCTGCTCATGATGTAAGTCCCAATCGGATACTCAAGCCAGCCAGTAGGCGATTTAAGGCGGAAGTAAGGGCGTACCCTTAAATCCACTGTTTTAAGATCTACTTCACCAATTTCTCTGATTGTGAGCGAAGCAGTTCCCATAATCTCCTGCGAGCTGTCAAACCGAATATTCCCACTTACATTTTCCAGATCTTTTAGCTTAACTTCGTTTTTATCAAGTAATTCGTAACGAAAATTAATTGTACGGTCAGATTCAAGCATTCTCAGCACTTCCGCATGGGTATATCCGCTCTGTGCGAGACTATACATCAAATCTCACCTCCAAACTATAATCAATCTGTCTTATTGATATTTCAACCTTTTTTCCTATATTGAATAGCGTATTTTCATGACTGAGTTCGCTGATTTCACAGCAGAAACACATTTCGGAATTCCTAAATATGTAAATTCCATTTTTTTCATATAACGCCTTGATCCTTTCGGAATTTGCGTTACTAAGATAAAATGAAGTTCCAATTCCAGTTTCCTTATGTATGCCCGATTCTTTCACCGGATACGTACGTCCTTCGTATTTTACCAATTCAGATTCATTTTCAAGTTTTAGCTTTATACTGTTGAACCAATCGCTATCTGATTTGTAAATCTCAATTGAATCTCCAGGAGTATTTATTTCTGACAGTAACGCACCTTTGTATTTTATCTTCATAGATTGCTTGCCACTATCAGCATAGCCGCCATTATGCGCCCTGATAAAGTACTCATACATTACGTTAGATTTCACAGCATAATCAATATATTGCGATCCACTGAAACGCCCAACCGGAATAAATGCAATGCCATCTTCTGAACGGTAAACAATTTTATCCGCAGCTGTGGATGTTGTTGCTATCAATATGCCTCCATACGCAGCGGATAACGTCATATCTGGCGTGTTTGGCACTGAGGCTGATATAGTAAACACCTTTGCGCTTTCGTCTGACCATACGCCGTATACGCTTCCTATGCGCATCTTTACTGTGTATTGTCCGTTTGAAAACATCATATTGGGTACATAAGAGCTGATCAATCCTCCTGGCATGTTACCACTGTCATGGATAAGCGTTGCCCCCTGGTAAATCCATAGCCGGAATATAGCCGTTTCAGCTGCATTGCTTCTCCATACAATCTCTGTAATAGCATCGTTTTTCATGGTATCAATTATGGGAGCCGTTGGCCGACCTGTAAGTTCGAACGATCCGTAAGCATATTCAGATACCGCATTATTGGCGTTGTAAGTTCTTACTCTCCATTCAATAATACCGGTAGGCATAGAACTTGTTTCAAGTGTTCGGCTTTGCTGTGTTGTAACAACTCCTAAAGCCTCAGTCCAAGAAGCATTCCCTTGCTGCCTCCACCCAAAATCATATTTTGTCTGTCCAGTATCATATAACGAATTGTGTTTCCATTGAAACGTTAACGAATTTCCTTTTTCAATTACATCACCATTTGGATATAGAATTGTCGGAAGATCCGGAACGGCATCATTATATGTAATTTCAATATACGGTATATTTGAAGACTCTCTGGACGAAAATTTCCAGATCTCTGTATCGTCAGATTGCGTACCGGTCAAATCTTGCAACCCTAAAACAGCATTGCTTGTTCCTAACGCATTCGTTACTATGCTTGTAACGTCCCATACGATCCATTCGTTAGCACTCGATACATATACAGGCGATGTTATTTGCGTTGGTGAATATGCCATATCGCTGTCGATATACTGCGATTGTACGATGTTGCCAGTTAGGGTATTTACACTTACGGGTATTGCATACTGAGCTGCAGCTATTGTACTACGTCTGCCCTTCTGCTGACAGTGTATTTTCAGTTCTGCCTTTGTGATTTGTTTGTTAGCCATTGAAGGAATGTCAAATTGCAAAAAAGCCAGCATTGCGGAGGAAGAAGTAGTTATTCTATGTACAAACATATACCCCAAACTGCTAAAGTTACCACTTGATGAAGCAAAGGATACATAAGTATCAGCTTTACATTGCACCGTTTGTATTGCCATTATAATCTACTCCTTCCTGCACGTACTGCCTGTTTGCCCTGCTGCATAAAACTAACAACATCGTTCCATTCCTTGATATCTTTTGCGTTTATTTGAGCATACAGATTATACGTATCTCCACCCGATGATCTGCGTGTTTCTTCTGCATTCAGCACCCTTGCACCGCGAGGCAGTATAACTTCTTCCGGGCCATGCTCACCGATGATAGCTCTTCCTCCCGGTGCATAATCAGTTCCAGATGCGTAATATTGTATGCTCTGTCCTTGGATTCCCTTATTGATTTTCCCCACACTGTTACCTACACTGTCCATGGTCCTTGATACCTGATCTCCTTGACCAGCCAACACAGCAATCAAAGCAATTAAGGCAATTAAAGCAGCCACAACGCCAAATATAATCGCAGTTGTTTTTATTGCTTTAGCATCAAACCCGCCCATGAAGTTTTTTAATGAATCGAACCCATCCATCGCCTTACTTGTCGCTTTTCCCACGCTGTACATGGTCGCAATTATTCCAGTCAGCGTAATAATCATGGTTAATACGGGTGTTGGAATGGAAGAAATAACAGAAAAGAAACTTGTAAGTACTGGAAGTAATGCGGCAGCAAAACTATTTGACATTCCTTCCGTTACCCCCTTAAATTCAGTCATGGCACTATTGAGCTCTTTAAATTTACCAAGCGTCTCCTCCCCCATAACATATCCTGTATCATGAGCTTCTTGTCTTAAAGCGGCAAGTTCTTCCTTTGTCATATTTAATATTGGGCCTAAGTTCTCCCCAGTTGTTGATAACAAATCGCTTGCAATGGCATTTCTTTTAGTCACGTCCTCCATTTTCTGTAGGCCCCTTACAACGTCTGAAAACAATTCATTCTGTGATTTTAGGGCTCCATGGGAATCACGTACATTCACGCCAAGCAAGCGGAATGTTTTTGCCGTGTCACTGGTCTTATCCGTAGCTTCAAGTGCTTTTTCCGCAAGGGCGGCGATATCACCAGTCATACTCTCGGCATCACTTCCGACGGTTTTCATGATGTAATCCCATTCTTGATACTGATCCGTTGTCATACCCATGCGTTGTGACACATTGGTTATTTCTTTTGCACTGTCTGCCGTACTCAGCGTTAATGCTCCAAGTGTTGTAACCATAGTTCCTATTGTAAGAACTGCCTTTCCAATGCTCTCATCTACCCCGTCAAATTTTTCGGCAAATTTTTCTACCGCTGGATTCGCCTCTATGCCGATAAAATCGGCAACGTCCCGGAGAGTATCGCCAAAAGATCTGTTCTTATCAGAAGTCTCTTCGATTTGCTCTTCCGTATCCCTCAAAGAACCTTCAAGCTTTAACAATGTCGTTCTCTCGTTCAGGAGTGCCTTATCCGCTTGATCAGCCGCTTTCGATTCGTAACCGTGGGCTGCAACGATTTTATCATAAGACTTTGCCGTTTCTTCAACCTTTTTCCGCTGGAGTTCAATCTTCTGTCTTAAAACATCTTGTTTAATACCAAGCTTATCAGTAGAGTCTCCATAAACGTCCGCTTCTGCTGTCGCTCTCTTAAATTCTGCATCAAGGAGGCCCATCTTACGGTTTATCTCTGTAATTCCGCCAGAAAATTCCGAATAATCCATGCCGATCACAATTGTTTTTTTGTATTGGTTGTTCATATAAAACCCTCGACCTCCTTCATGCTTGATATAGTATTCACTTCATTTTTACTCGCACCGAAATATTGTGAGGTATAGGGCTTGTTGTCGATTTGCGATGCCTTAAAAGCCGCCTCATCATTTGCAATATCAAGCATCTTTATTATTTTGGGAAGTGTGCTGCAGTAGAATTCTTCTTCGGACCGGTTAAGCCTGAAACAGTACAAGTAAAAAAATAAATCGTAATCCATGGTTAGCAAACTACGGTCTATTTCACAAGTCTGGTAAGCATCTGCATCATTATTTTTTTTTTCGCTTCGTCCATAATTTCGCTGTCTGTACCGGCTGATTCCATATAAGCCCCAATGATTTCATTCAAATCCGTTGGTCTGATACTCAATGCCAGAGCCCTTGCTTCCTCAATGGTAAAATCCTCATGATTTGCCTTAATTCCACCATAAAGTACTAAGCTTCCAAACTCCACAATGGATAGTTTTTCTTTCCCGGGTTTCATAAGCTTTTCCTGCATGTATCCTACCGCAAGCATGTTAAATGTCGCTTTCAATTCCCGATCATTAAAATCAATTATGATTTCGTCTGCCGGAAGTGCTGTTATTTTTCTCGCCATGTTCCCTCCTTATGGTGTGTCAGGCTTTGCCGGGTATGTTGTAGGACCTGTTAGGAAAAATGCTGTTGCCTGTTCTGCGGAATAATCCGAATTGGCTGTGTCGGCGTAGAAACGAATCTGTCCATCGGATTCCCTTGGGATAAAATTAATCGTAATTGAATCAGTGGAAAAATTCACGTTATCGGTTGATTGCTGAATAGTTTGGTTTGCTGGCTGTGCACGTCCTTTAAGTAGCCATACCTGTTCTTTAGTACTATTCATCTGTTCAACCTCATAGCCTAATGCAATCTCTATGGGCTGATCACCATTTTTTTCTATCACCACGCCATCAGTCATGGTATTGCCCATGATCTCTGCCCTTACCTCTGAAAATACCTTATTTACATCAATAACAACAGCCATTCCTTTTAACAAACCCACATCTTCTTCTTTGTTTCCGTCCCCGTACAATGTACCTGTAGCTACCTGCGGCGTTAACTGTATTTGCATAGCTTTTCCAAACGTTTTAACCGGACCGTATGTAGTTCCTTCTGCTGTGTCTGTCAGGATAGGGCTATATACAGGACGCGCAATGTTAATACGGTTTGATTTAACTGTTGACATCTGTATCCTCCTTTATATGCTTAAAATTAATCATTCCCCTCCATGATTTTCCATTAGTATCATAGGAAAAATTCACGGTGGGTAACGTGTTATACTTTATACCGATCAGGGCCTTTTTTAAAAGTCCTGTTTTGTTAACCGTGTCTTCTCTTTTCTTGCACCAGATATCAATCTCATAGGTTTCAGATTCTTCTGTTATTTCTCCATTTCCTGACAGCTCCGGTTCTTCAAACGTCTTATACCATGTAGCGCATGGAGGTAAAATTGGTTTAGACAGGTCTATTACAGGAATGTTTAAGGTTGTCTTAATTAAATTTTCTATATCCATTACTGCACCATCTTTTTCATCATATCATTGATCGCTGATTCAATATCTCCCTCGGAAGCTTGCAAAGCTCTTTCCATGAATTTCAATCCAGGAACGAACGTCTTTCCGTCTCTGGCGATATGTCCATCATTTGCAAGGTGCCATTTATAGCCGGTATACTTACCGCCTTTAACACTGACATAAAGGATACCCTGCTTATTTCTTTTAACCGTGAATCTTACATCGTCTTTCATGTGGACATATGGCCGTGTTCCGTCATAATTCTTTGGTTCCATATCAAGTAACGCCTCAATGCCGCTACTGTGTAAATATCTGACAACATTTTTTTTTATCGCGGACCCGGCTTTGCTTAAAACTTTCCGTTCCTCATATTGAATTTCCTTTGGTAGATTCCTAATCATTTGATCAATGGAGGATATCTCTTCTTTGTAATCAATGGCAACCCTCATGCACTCACCCCACAGTCACAGATAATGTTGATTCATCTTTTTGGAACGTTCTCAGAATATTATATCTGGCTCCTTTGTATACTATCTGCTGCGGGGTAACCAGTTCTTCATCTTTAAGAATTGATGCGTTTTCGAAATCCTCTGGATCGATCTCAAAAGTTAACTTAGGAGATAACCCCACTGCATATGCCTGATAAAATTCGCTTCTGGTACAAGAAACTTTGTTGCAGAATACTTCATTTTCCGCAGGATCAACTTCGCTTCCATCAGCGGTAAGCGTAACCAGTATACATACTTCATTCCTCATGGCGTTACCTCCTCTCCTTTGTATTCGCTGGCAAGTGACATGGCTATCTTTGTCGCTTCATAGGATTGCCTGTACCTGTCAGCTTCGCCGTTATAGTTCATCTGCCACCTTAGATACAACCTTAGGGAAGCCAAAGAAAGCATGTCCCCGGTTGGTATGGTATTTACTCCGCCCATACTCAAATCCGTAAGATATGCCTCTTTTAGCATTTCTAATTCTTCATCTAATTTATCATGGCTGATTCTTACCATGCTGCGCATTTGTTCTTTCGTAACGTCGATGGTAATCACGTATAATCACCTCACTTTATGATTTTTTAGGAGGTTTTTCCACTTCTTTAACCACTTCCACCAACTTCCCGTAACGGGTGGAG